TCATAATAGAAACAAGGGGATGGATTATGGCTGGCTGTTCTCGCGGGTGTCGGCCTTGCGAGCTTTTGTGCGAGATTTCCCTGCGTATGGAGGTATCGGTGAAGCGGTCATTGCTTGACGTACATCGTCACAAACCGCCCGCAGGTAGCCCCGATCTTGCTCATTGGTTGGATCTGCGGCGAGCTTTGTCAGAGCGGCATGAACAGCTTGTGCGGCTGCTCGAATCGCGGCTCGCTGTTCGAGGTCGCCCTCATCGGAGAGCACGACGGCTGCCAACAGTTCCTCAATAGTCTCCGATGCCGGTAACCAGTTGCCTCCATTGAATGGGGCTTCGGTAGTGCCAGAAAGAAAGAATTCAACGGGGCGCCCGAGAGCGTCCGCGATCGACCTTACCGTTTCAATGGTCGGATTCTTGCTGCGCCCTTTGATTATGTCGCGCACCAACGTCTCGCCACGTCCAATCGCCTTGGACAGGCGCTTCGGGTTTGTTCCATCTTGCGTCATTGCCGCTTCGATAGAACGTCTTAGCTTCTCAACATCTACCTGCGCGTTCATGTGGGGCAAATCCCACATTTTTCGCTCTGATGGCAGATAGGAGTAAATCCCACCTTGACGAGGGGGATAAATCCCACCTATCATGTCGCCATGTCCAATCTCCTCATATTCGACATTGATCAATTTCTTGCCAGAACTGGTTTGGCCCCCACACGGTTTGGGCAGGATGCATTGGGTGACAAGCACTTCGTGCGCCAGATTCGCGCCGGTCGCCGCGTTTGGCCTGAGACTGAGGCCAAAGTCCGCAAGTTCATGTCCGAGTATCCCATCACCCTCCCCACGGAGGCGGCGTGATGAACGGTCTTCATGCCGGGGTTCATCCCCCTGTTGCCCGGCATGGCGCCGAGGGGGAGGGGCCTGACGCCTCTCCCCTGATGGGGGCGGAAATACACGAACATGCCTCGCGTGTCGCAAGCCGCGTGCCACATTTCGGAAACGAAACATTCTCAACCGGCAATATGGTAAACGGCTTCATCGACCATCTGCCGTCTGTAAGTCCTGCCGACACCTCGTTCGCCTGCTTTGTGGCGGGGGAGGGGCATGGCGGATGATCATGCAATGGACGCAGGCCAACGATGATCGCCTGCGCGCGTATTTCAATGCCGGGCTCAATGACAAGCGCATCGGCCTGAAGTTCGGCTGCTCGCAGATCGCCATCAAGCGCCGCCGTCACCAGCTTCGGTTGCTGCGTCAGGCACCGATGGGTCACCACACCGGCGTCGTAGTCTCCGTGGCATCACGAGACACGCAGCTCGACGCGCTGTTCCGCGCTGCCGAGCGGCCTGCGAAACGCGAGGCCGTATTCAATCGGCAGGCGCCGCCGACTCTCGTCAGCAACGGGAGTGCGATGTCGTGATTGCTACGATCGTCGTCCCCGGCGAACCGGTTGCAAAGGGCAGGGGCCGTGTCAGCGGCAACCGCGTCTTCACGCCCGCCAAGACACGCAACTACGAAAATCTCGTCCGCATGGCGGCGCATGAGGCCATGCAGGGAAGGGCGCCGGTAGAGGGGCCGATCTCGCTCAACCTGCGTATCTGCCTGCCGATCCCCGCATCGAAATCGGCGCGCGTCAAGGGCGACATGGCGGCAGGTCATATTCGCCCGACAAAGCGTCCGGATGCCGACAACTACCTGAAGGCGTTTCTGGACGGCTGCAACGGCATCGTTTTCGTCGATGACGCGCAGGTCACCGACATTCTCATCAAGAAGACCTACGACATGGTGCCGCGCCTTCAGTGCATCGTGACAAAAGCTGAAGGAATCGCAGCGTGAACGCATTCGAGAAGCACGGCATCAATCACCTGTCCGCCAGCAGCATCAACACATTCGCGGCCGAACCGGCCATGTGGTGCCTGGAAAAGCTGCTCGGCAAGCGCGCACCGGCTGGCGCGGCGGCGCATCGCGGCATCTCGGTCGAGAAGGGCGTCGAGGCCGGGTTGTTTGATCCGGAGATGCCCGTCGAGGAATGCCAGAGAATCGCGATGGAGGCGTTCTCGCGCGCTACTGCGCTCAATGCGGACCCGCGCGTCCAGAAAGAGCGTGAGGCTATTGCGCCCGCCGTCGCCGTGGCCCTGAAAGAGCTGCGTCAGTACGGCGTTCCGGCCAAGGCGGACAGCGACCGGCAGCACAAGATCAGCGTAGACATTGACGGTGTTCCGGTACCGTTCGAAGGGTATCTGGATTTCCGTTTCGACGACCACGGAATCGTCGTCGATCTGAAGACGCAGTTTCGCCTGTCGTCCGCGATCAGCGAGACGCACGCGAGGCAGGGCGCGATCTATCACGCCGCGCTCGGCAACTACGAAATCCGCTTCGCCTACACCACGCCGCAGAAAATCGGTGTCTACAAGCTGGAGAACGCCGCAGGGTATCTTGCGCAGGTCGTCAGCATCGCGAAGTGCATGGAGCGGTTTCTGTCGCTGAGTGACGACAAGGAAAAGCTGGCGCTGTCGATCGCACCGAATTGTGACTCGTTCTACTGGAACGACAGTTACGCCCGCGCCCTCGCCCGCGAGGTGTGGGGCGTATGACCAAAGCGGGGGCGCACGCTGACAACTGTGAATGGCATCTCGATCAGTACGACTTCGAGTGCACATGCGGCGCTGTCCCCAACCCTGAAGAGATCAAGCCGCAATGGCTGAAGGCGCCCCGTGAGCCAGATCACGGGAAACAGAGCAAAGAGGAAAGGTAACGGTTATGGGTTTCATGCAGAACACCGCCACGGGCGGAAATTTCACGACCTACGTCAAGTATAACGGGAAGGCCGGCAGGTGGTACACGAAGCCGGACGAACCGAACGCGACCGAATACGAGGTCCAGAACATGACCGCCGTGTTCGACATGCCGAACATCAAGACCGGCTGGTTTCTGTTCGCGGCAGGCGCGGCGCCGATCAAGCAGATCGACCCGTCACTGTCGCACCAGTCGGCGTCGCCCGGTGACGGCTTCAAGCGCGGTTTCGAGATCAACGTGTGGTCAGACAAGAACCTCGGCGGCGTGCGTGAGTTTTCGTCAACCGCTGGCGTTGTCATCGACAGCATGAACGCGCTGTACGATTCCTGGCTGGCGGCGCCCGAAGGCAAGGCCGGCAAACTGCCGGTGGTCAAGTGCATCGGCGTTCTCCCCGTCACGGGCAAGCACGGCACGAACTACTCGCCGCAGCTTGAGATCGTGTCGTGGGTTGATCGTCCTGAAGCACTGTCCGGAGAATCTGCTCAGGCTGCCGCGGCTGCCCCGCCTCCGGCGTCTTCGGGTCACACACCGCCGCCCGCTGCAAAGGCGCCTGCTCCGGCGATGGCTGATGATTCTGTAGAGTTCTAGTTGCGTAGCCAGTCGCCGGGCCGGGCGACTGCGACACCACCCGGCCCGACTACCACTCAATCGTGAGGAAAGCAGTGGCAAGCGTGGTTGAACCGATCATCAGTCCCGATGTCAACGTCATCGCGGAGCACCTGCATGCGCTGTTCGACCCGCTTGCCACTGAATATCCCCAAGGTCTCATAGAGATCGCCTACGGGTTCCCCGGCCCCGATCACGCCGCGCAATTCGGCATCGGACGCATGGATGACGCCGTGACGTTCGCCGTCGAGATGAACAAGGACGGCAAGAACGTCTATGTCGGGGTGAACCCGCGAAAACCCGGCACAAAGATGTCGAAGCGCGCCAGCGACAGCGACGTGGAAATCGCCGTCTGGCAGTTCGCCGACATCGACAAGAACGAAGCGGTCGAAGCGCTAAAGCCGAAGCTCGCGCTCCCGCCCAACATCAACGTCATCACGGGGCGCACACCGAATCCGCGCCCGCACCTCTACTGGCTGCTGGACGAGCCGGTGCACAATCTCGCGGAATGGTCCGCGCGTCAGCAGGGCCTCGCGGCAAAGCTGGGCGGCGATCCGGTCATCAACCCGTCGCGCATCATGCGTCTTGCGGGCACGGTGAACTACCCGACCGACAAGAAAATGGAGCGCGGGTACAGGACCGAACTGGCCACGCTGAAGGTGTTCGACGAGGACGACCGCCCGCCTGTTCCGGTCGGCATGTTCATCGGGTGGTGCCCGCCCGCGAAGGTGCAGGAGGCCCTCCCGGCCGCGAACGGAACGCACGTGAGCCCGGGCGCCATACAGAGCGGCGTCATTGCCGGAAACGGTGTCAACGTCGCCAGCATCCTGAACGCGATACGCAGCGGCGATCAGTGGCATAACAACATGGTGCGGCTGGTGGGCCATATGGCTGTCATGGGCCGGTCTGATGCCGAAATTCTTGGGCTTGCGGCGTCTATAACCCTCCCGGGCTATTCTGTCCCAGATACGCTGCGCGAAATGAGTGCAGCCCTCCAGGGTGCGCGACGCAAGTTCAATGCGCCAAATATTGATGCGTCATTTACGGAAGAGACATTTGGAGCCGGCGGAGCTGTCATAGACGCTGTCGATGCATTTGACTTCAGCCCGGCAAGTCTTCCGGTTCGCCCGTGGCTGGTGCGCGGGATGTTGCTTGCTAGCCATACGCACATCCTTGTTGCGCCGGGCGGGTCCGGGAAGTCCCTCTTTACGCTTCAGTTTGCAATGATGATGGCGAGCGGCAAGACTTGGGGCGGATTTCAGCCGAAACACCCATGCAAAACGCTGCTGATAAACGCCGAGGATGATCTGAACGAGCAGCGGCGTCGGCTGCATGGCGCGACGACGGTCATGGGGCTTAACGGCGACGATTTGCGCGGTAAGATGTTCATAGCACGCAACGTGCATGACATGGTCATCGCTAAAATCGACCCGCGAACGAAAAGTGTGACGCGCACGCCGATGGTCGCGGCTCTCCGCGAGTATATCAAGGAACATGACATAAAGGTCGTCGTCGTGGACCCGTTCGCAGAGACGTTCGAAGGCGACGAGAACAGCAACAGCGAGATAAAATGGGCTATGCTGGTCTGGCGCGATGAGATCGCCAGAGAGACGGGCTGTGCCGTCTATCTCGTCCACCACACGACAAAATATGCATCGGGGAAGGCTGGTGACGCCGACGCCATCCGGGGCGGGAGTGCCATCGTCAACAGCGTCAGGGTCGCGCACACACTCTTTAGCATGACGGCCGAAGAGGCGGCAGCGCTGAACGTGGAGCCCGAAAAGCGTTATGACTATATCCGCCTTGATGATGCGAAACTGAATCTGTCCCGGCGAGCCGGTGTCGCGAAGTGGTTTGAAAAACGATCGATTGACATCGGAAACGGTGCAGGGCTGGAGCCATCTGACGAGGTTGGCGCCCTGGTGCCGTGGGAGCCGCCTTCAGGCGTCTCAGGGTGCACACGGGACGACATATCAAGCATGTTGTCACTGATCGCCCGCGGCATGGACCATGACGGCCCCACGGTCATCTATTACGCCGAGCGCAAGGACGCCAAAGAGCGGTGGATAGGCCACCCGATCATGCAATGCCTTGGCCTGCCAGAGACGCGCGTCAAGGGTGTTGTGGACCACTTCAAGGCGCTTGGCGTGCTCGAGCCTGTCCGCTTTGTAGAGCCTCGCCAGCGCAAGGAGCGGGACGGTCTCAAGGTTGTTTTTGACAAGATACCGACTGCTGCAGAGGCTGAATTCTGATGCTTCAGGGGGACCTTTTTAGCACCCAAAATAGCGCGCCACTCGCAAAAACAAGTGGCGCAAGAGTGGCGCAAGAGGGTGCGCCACTTACTGCCGGACCCCCTAAAGGGAGTGGCGGTGGCGCAAGTGTGCGCCACTGCGCCCGCTTACGCGGCGCAGCAGTGCCGCAACCCCCTTCGCGGGTGGGTCCGAAAACCACTGGCGCAAAGATACAAAATATCATCGATGAATTGAAATCGATCGCTGCGCAGAGAGCGAAGTTATCGCCTTCTGTCGAGGCGCACAGGGCGATCATTGGGAACGCGCGGGAAAGGCTCCGCGTGCTGCACGAAGACCCGCACATCGGCGATACCGATGCGGGAAGGGCGGCAGTGCTGGCGCTCCATAACAAAATCCTCGGGGCGTCCGAGGCGTACGGCAGGGACGTGTGTGCTGATAGGCGGCTGGCGCCGATCGCATCGGACCTGACACGCGAACTTGAAAAACTGAGAAAGGAAGCAGCATGACCCGCCGCATCTCTCCCGGCGAGTACGATGTCATCGCATCGGTGATCTACCGGGTCGACGAGATCGCCCGGCAGATGGAAGCCAAGTGGGGCATCGGGAGATTGCCCGCGCTGGTTCCGATCGATCTGGCGACGCGCTTCCGGTCTCAGGCTCGGAAGTTCAATCAGGCCACGCAGGATTACGTCTGCCACGAAATCCGCAAGCACGGTGAGGCGATGGAACGGGCGTGGGCGGCGCTCGACGCCGCGGCGACATCGGCGGGGGCCCAGCCGCTCCCCCACGACGTGCTGGAAGCGCGCGGGCCGGACGGAAGCGTGGTGCTCATTGCCCGGACGGCGGACGAGGCGCGGAAGGCGGCGTTCGACCGGAAGTGTACGGCGTGGTCTCTCGACGAGATCGCGAAGGCGATGACGGCGTTCCCGGAGCTGGTGAAGGTCAAGAGCGTGTTCCACGGCGCGGAGGTCGTGTCGTTCCGGCGCGATCCCTTCGACCCGACCGATCCACTGGATGATACGCTCGATGACCTGTTTCGAAGCGAAGCGGCATAAACTCAGGCAAGGACAGGACATGGCAGTTATCGAGATCGACGACAGCCTGAAGTGGGAGTTGCTCACGCTCATCGGCGACAAGCTCCGTCAGCTCGACGAGAGGATTGTCTACGACCGTCATCGCGGCATGAGCGGAACCGGGGCCGAACTCGCCTACGATCGGTTGCACAGGCTCAGCGTCGAGATCAGCCGCAAGCACTGCGGGGCGGATATGGCCAGGGGTGACGCGGACGTGATCGCCCAGCGTCGGCTCGCTGCCCGGCAGCAGGGCGACTGGAACGAGGCCGACAGGCTGCGCGGTCTGCTCATCGAGGGCGGCTGGCATGTCACGGATACCACCACGGGTTACGAACTCACTCAGGCGAGGTAGGGGTACATGGCGTCGAAGGGCAGGACCGGCAGGAAGCGCAAGGAGGGCAAGCGGCATCCGAACGGTCGTATCGTGCAGGCTCGGGTTCGGGATCACGGATGCGACGGTGTCATCCGCCGCAGGGCCATGTATCAGCGGCGGACCTACATCCACGATGGCGACGGGAAGCTGGTGGACGTGAAGGTCGACGACACGCAGACGTTCGACGCGATCGGCCGCGCATGGTCCGCAGGGCTGCTGGAGAACGACGAGCGGGACGCGACCGTGCTGCGGGATCAGGGCAGGGAGCTATACGCGCTCTACTGGGCTTTCTACGGACTCGGCAAGCCTGAGGACACGTTGGCCCGGTACAGCGAGGGTCGTTCGTCGTCATCGTTTGAAAGCCGTCGTGCGCGGGAGCGGGCGCTTGATCGCAAGCTCGACATCCTGAATCGTCAGGGTCACGCTGTCCGCCGTGCTGTGAATGCGCTGTGCATCGACTGCATCGAGACGGATGCGGGGCCGGAGTTCCTCGACCGCCTGATTGCTGGCTGTGCAACCGATCGGGACAGGCTGACGCTTTCGCTGGCGGTGAAGGGGTTGGTGGCGCTGTGCTAGGAGATGACTGTGGCGATTGAGATTGTCGAGCGAGGCCCCAAGCTCAGCACAAGCTGCTGCGTGTGCAAGAGCAGGATGCAATTCGATGCTGCCGATGCGTATATCGAGAAATCCATCATACAGCGCGGCCTACCTCGCCAGACATGGCTACACATCGAATGTCCGGTCTGCGGCACCCCTCTTCGAGTCCGAGCAGAAGATGCTTGACATCAGATTCAACCTCTGATTGAAATGCTGCATTAATGCAGGTTTAGGAATTGCGCCCGCGCCAGATGATGGTTGCGGGCGTTTCTCGTTTCGGGAGGGAGTGATGGCGCGCAAGCCTCCATGCTCCGCACCGAAGCGCCCCAAGCCGAAACCGTGGTCAGGAAACAGTGCGGCCAAGCGTGTCGTCACCGGGCAGAAGCTTCAACGTGAACGTGAGCGCCTATGGGCCACGTCGAACGGCTGCGCCATCTGCGGGAAATTCGTCGCCCTTGCCGACTGGAGACGGGATCACACCGTCGCCCTTGCTGAAGGTGGGAAGGACGAGGCCAGCAACACGCAAGGCGTGTGTCGGTGGTGCCATGATGCGAAGTCGATCGAGGAGGCGAAGCGCGGGCGAGCGAGGGGGCGGGGGAGTCGAAAATAATTTTCGGCGATCGCTCCGAAACCGAGCGGCCAATCGAATTTTTGCGCACACGAATTGATGTTTTGGGGAATTGATGCAGCGAGGACGCAAGGCAGACGCGCCGTCTCAGGTGATGGCGCGTGGCACTTTTCAGCCAAATCGCCACGCTGATCGCGGTATTGTCGTGGTCCCGGGCGATCCGCCGCAGATGCCGGAAGGGCTGACCCCGGCCGCTGAAATCGTCTGGCAGGAAACCATCGGCCGGGTGATGGCGGTTGGCGTGTGCGAACCGGACAGCTCGTTCCTCGCGCGGTACTGCTCGATGGAAGCGATCAGCCGGGCGGCGCTATCGCAGGGTATGCCAATCCCTGCGTCAACAATGTCGGCGCTCCGCCAGTACGAGGAAATGATGGGCATCGCCGGCCCGAAAAGTCGTGTGGGAGTGAAGCAGGATGGCCAGTCGAGCAATCCTTTCGCCCGCAACGGCCGCCGAGCGTGATTATGCGGCGGCGGCGCTAGCCTTCGCCAAAGAGGCCGCCGCCGACAAGGGCGGCAAGCACCATTGCAAGTGGGTCAGGCTCGCCGCCGAGAGGCACATTCGAGACCTGAAAAGTACCAATTGGGAATACAAGTTTAGCCCCTGGCATGCGAACGACGTTTGCGACTTCATCGAGAAGCTGCCGCACGTCGAGGGCCAGTGGGATACGCCGACGATCCGTCTGGAGCCGCCGCAGGTGTTTATCCTGTCTGTGGTTTTCGGATGGCGCAGGAAGTTCGACGGCAAGCGCCGGTTTACGATGGCCTACATCGAAATGGCCAGAAAGGGCGCAAAGTCAACACTGACGGCGGGCGTCGCGCTGTATTGCGAGACGTGCGAGGATGAACCGGGGCCTCTGGTGCTGATCGGCGCCACGACAGGCGATCAGGCGCGGAAGGTGTTCAACCCGGCCCGCCAGATGGTCCTGAAGACGAAAGACCTGCGGGAAGCTTTCGGGCTGGAGGCGTGGGCGAGGGCGATCACGTGCCAGTCGAACGGCGGCACGATGCAGACGATCAATGCGAAGTCGTCGACGCAGGACGGGCACAACCCGCACCTCGCGGTTCTCGACGAGCTTCATGCTCATGCAGATCGCGGCCTGTTCGACGTATTGCGTTCCGCGTTCGGCGCACGAAAGAATCCGCTGCTGTGGATGATCACGACGGCGGGCTTCAACATGCACGGCGTCTGTTACGAGCAGCGGTCGTTCGTGACGAAGGTGCTTGAGCGCGCCGTTGTTGCCGAGCATTTTTTCGGGATCATTTTCACGCTCGATGAAGGCGATGATCCGTTTGACGAGCGTGTTTGGCCGAAAGCCAACCCGCTGATGCCGGTGACGCCGACGCTGACCGAAATGCGGTCATACGCGATCGAGGCGAAGGCTTCGCCCGGCGCGGAGGGCGAGTTCAAGACCAAACGCCTGAACATATGGATGGGCGCGGCAGCGGCGTGGCTCAATGTCGCGAGCTGGAATGCCTGTGGCGGCCGGGTTCCGTTGTCAGCCTTCCGGGGGCTCGATTGCTATATCGGTGCCGATCTCGCGGACAAGGACGACATAACGGCGCTTGTGCTGGCGGCGAAGGATGGCGACAGGCTGTTGCTGAAATCGTGGTTCTGGCTGCCGGAGGCGGCGTTGGAGCGGGCCTCGCAGACTGAACGCGAGAACGTCACGCTGTACCGCCAGTGGCGCGATCAGCGGCGGCTCTGGATCACGCCCGGCGACTGGATCGACCACAACCGCGTCGAGCGGCTGATTCGCAGATTGAATGCAGCGCTGTCGATCCGGCGCGTCACTTTCGACCAGTTTGCTGCCGCGCAGGCAATGGCGGTTCGGCTCAACGAGGATTTCGCCAATGGCGATGATCCCTTCGCTGAAGTGCTGCCGAAGAACGCGCGCAACGTCACTGATCCCGCAAAGGATCTGGAGGCCCGGCACAAGGTTGGCCAATCGTTACTGCTACATGATGATAACCCGGTGATGCGGTGGATGGCGGGTAACGTCGTGGTCTCGCGTCACGTGAATGGGTCTATCCTGCCCAAGAAGCCGGACACAGACAGCAAGGCGAAGATCGACGGCATTGACGCGGCGATCAATGCGATTGCGCCGATGCAGATAACCGCGCCGCCGCAGGTGGCCGACATAGCCGCAATGATCGGCTGAACTTTCGGAGATCGTTAAATGGAGATTGTGCGCAAGGCGCTCGCCGGGAAGGGCGAGGGCATGGAGTTCGTGCTGTCCGACGCCACGGTGGATCGCTACGGCGACATCGTCGAGCCCGAAGGCTGGGACCTCAAGAACTTCAAGAAGAACCCGATCGCGCTGTTCGGTCACGACAGCCGTTTCCCCATCGGCAAGTGGGCGGACCTTCGTGTCGAGGGCGGCAAGCTCATCGGCAAGCTCCAGCTCGCGCAGCGCGGGACGAGCTTCAGGATCGATGAGCTTATCAAGCTCGTGGAGCAGGGAATCCTGCGCGCCGTATCCGTTGGGTTCCGTGCCCTGAAGGCCGAACCGCTCAACGAAGCCGACCCGTACGGCCCGAGGCGGTTTCTGAAGCAGGAATTGCTGGAGACCTCGCTTGTGTCCGTGCCCGCCAACCCTGCGGCGCTGGCGATGGCGAAGTCCATGAATCTTTCGAGTGAAACGATGTCCCTGGCCTTTGGCGAGGAAGCCGGAGCGAGGCGGCGGGACATGTCTACCGGCGAGCAAGCCGTCACCACCCATCCATCCAATTCGAGGAGCAGTAAAATGTTCAAATCACTGTCCGAGCGTATTCAGGATACGCAGGAAGACCTCAACGCCAAGCGCGACCGTCTGGTTGAACTGACGGGCGCCGAGACGCTCGACGTCGATGCCGTCGAGGAAATCAACAAGCAGATCGAGGTGCTCGAACGCGGCCTCGGTGCGCTCAAGGACTCCGAGGCCAAGATCGGGCTCGGCGCGGTGGAGCGCACGGCGGCACAGGCCCCGGCGATTCTCCGTCGTCCGCTCGGCTTCCCGCAGCGGGAAGTGTCCGGCATCGACCTGCTTGTACGCCGCGCGCTTGTGCATGCCTGCGCGCTCTACAGCGGCAAGGAGCTGGATAAGGTGCTCGACGAGCGCTATCCGGGCCACGAGGCAACGGCCGCCGTCGTCAAGACCGCGGCGCCGCTCGGTACGACCGGGAATTCCGGATTCGTCGCCGAGTTGCAACAGGTCACTTACGCCTCGTTCCTCGATACGCTGAAGGGCAAGTCGATCTACCCCGTTCTCCGGGAACGGGGCTTCGGCGTGTCGTTCGATTCGGCTGGTACGGCGTATATTCCGCAGCGTACCGGTGCTGGTGCGAACGGCTCCTTCTTCGCGGAGGGCTCGCCGATTCGTGTTGGTCGTATCACCGTTGCCGCGCCTACGTTCACCGCGCGCAAGATGGGTGTCATCATCCCGTTCTCGCGCGAGGCGGCGAAGCGCAGCACACCCGCACTTGAAGGCGTCGTGCGTCAGGCCATCATCGACGATACGGCGGCGGTGCTCGACTCCGTGCTGCTGGATGCGACCGGCGGAGACAGCGTCCGTCCTGCTGGCCTGCTGAACGGCGTCGCGAAGCTGGGCGACGGCTACGGCGGCGGCGACTATGTCGCGGTCAAGGAGGACTTCAAGGCCCTTCTCGCGCCGTTCATCGCGGCCAACGCGGCTGACGGTATCACCGTTATCGTGAACCCGGCGCAGGCTCTTTCCATCGCGTTGATGGACGGGCCGGCGAACAACGCCGGCTGGTTCTCTGCGATCTCCGGTCGGGTGAACATCGTCGAGTCCACGCACGCAACTGCCGGTCGGCTGGTCGCGCTGCGCAATGCCGACTTTGCCACGGCGCTCGGCGACCTGCCGGAATTCGAGATCAGCAATCAGGCAACGATCCACATGGAGGACACGGCGCCCGCGCCGATCGTCGACAGCACGCCCGCCGACCCGGTGCGCTCGTTCTGGCAGACCGATTCTATGGGCGTCCGCATGGTCATGGACGTGTCGTGGAAGATGGCGCGCACCGGCATGGTCCAGTGGATCGACAACACCTCCTACTGATCGAGGCATCGAGGGGCGGCGTCAGAGGATGCCGCCCCTTTTTCATGAAAGGAATGCAGCATGAGCATTCGTCGGTTTGTTGTTCCCGTCACGACGGCTTCCGATGGAAGCGCAACCGCGTACAGCCCTGTCCTCAACGGCCGGGTCGTTTCGCTCCGCTACGTGAAGACGGACTATGCGGACACAGTGGATTTCGTCGTCACTGCCGAGCGCACTGGCGAGACAATCTGGTCGGAGGAGAATGTCACGGCTTCGGCCACGCGGCATCCGCGCGCGGCGACGCACACGACCGCCGGCGCAGCGGCGCTCTATGCGAGCGGCGGCCTCGGTGTTCTCGACAAGATCGGGCTCGATCAGGACCGCGTGAAGATCGTTCTTGCGAACGGTGGCGATACGAAGTCGGGCACGTTCCATATCACCATCGAGAGCTAGGAGGCGGGCATGGCTATTCGTGAATTCGTGATCCCCGTCACGACCAACGGCTCCGGGGCTGCTACGGTCTATTCGCCGTGGCTTTGGGGCTTTATTGAGTCCATCCGCTACGTGAAAAGTGATTTTGCGAACGGCGTGGACTTCACGATCACCGCTGACGCGACCGGCGAGGCGATCCTGTCGCTTACCGATCAGAACAGTTCGGTGACCGTGCGCCCCCGTGCAGCGACACATACAACGGCGGGCGTCGCCGCGCTCTATGCTGCCGCGGGCACGGGCGTTCTCGACCGCATCGCGCTTGGCCGCGACCGCGTGAAGATCGTGGTCGCGCAGGGCGGTGATACGAAGTCGGGCGTTTTCCATGTGACAGTGGATGATCGGAAATGATCGAGACATGGTACGTCATGGAGGACGGCTCCGTGGGTGACCCTCGCGAGATTGCGCAGGGCGAGGATGGGCGGCTTTGCCATAGCGACGGCCGCCGCGTCGCCTATGCGCCGCACGGCCCTCGGTCGCGAAGTGTTGACGTGCCGGAAGCAAAGGCCGTGACGGCGGACGATCTTGTCAAAGAGGCTGTCGTCCCGATTGATCGGCAGATGAAGCCGCGGGGGCGCAGGGGCTACAAGACGCGCTGATGGCCAACTGGCTCACGCGGGTATTGCCATCGTGGGCCAGAAAGGCCGGTGAGGGCGAATATCGACCCGGACCCTATCATTTGTCGGACGGATGGCTTTCCGCAACAGCGGGGCGCTTCGTCAACTTTTGGCAGATGGGCTACAGCGTTAAGCCCTATGGCGAAAGTTCGGCGATGGTCGAGGCGTGCGTCTCCGCCTACGCGCAGACGATCGCCATGTGTCCCGGCGATCACTGGCGGGCAACGGCGGACGGCGGGCGTGAACGCGTCACAGGGTCGCCGCTTGCTCGCATTCTGAAGCGCCCGAACGACTACCAGTCTATATCCGACTTGCTGCTCAACCTCACGCGGCGACTCTACGAGCACGGCGAGGCGTTTGCTTATGCGGCGCGCGGCGAGCGCGGCGAGATTGCCGAACTGCACCTGATGCGCGTCGGCCACGCGATGGTGGCGAGCGACGGGTCTATCTATTACTCACTCGGCGGCAACGAGATCGCAGAATCTCGCTTTGGCTTCTCGATCCCGGTGCCTGCTCGTGACGTGCTGCATGTCCGGTTGCACACGCCGCTGCATCCGCTCCGGGGCGTGAGCCCGATCGTATCCACGGCGCTTGACCGGGCTATGGCGGGCGCGGCGCTCAATCAGCAGGTGGCGTTCTATCTAAATCAGGCCCGCCCGTCGTTCATGCTTGAGACGGACGAGAAATTGAGTGCCGAACAGACCGCGGAACTTCGGCGCGCGTGGGATGCCCAGACGCAGGGTGAGAATGCCGGCAAGACGCCGATCCTCACATGGGGCCTCAAAGCGAAGCCGGTGGCGACGAGCGCACACGACGCGCAGCTCGCCGAGCTGTTGAAACTGTCGGACCAGAACGTTGCGCTCGCGTTCCGGATGCCGCTGCAAATCCTTGGCATCGGCGGTACGCCGTTCGCCTCTACCGAGGCGTTGATGTCGTCGTGGCGCGCGTCCGGCTTGGGCTTTGCGCTCAACCACATTGAGGAAGCGATAGGGCTGCTGTTCGGGCTCAAGGGGCAGCCGGACGAGTATCTTGAATTCGATACGAAGGCGTTGCTGCGCTCGAACTTCAAGGAGTTGATCGAGGGGCTGGCGAAGAGCGCGCTAAGCGGTATCCATTCGCCCGACGAGGCGCGCAACGAGATCGGTCTGCCGGTTGTGCCGGGCGGCGTTGGTGCCGAGCCGCGGGTGCAACAGCAGGTCGTGCCGCTCTCCTACGGGTTCGACATGAAGCCGCCGCAACCGGCGGATAACGGCAGCGCCACTGTCGACCCCGTCGATGATGAGGCAAAGGCGACCGCGATGCGGGCCCAGCAAGCGTTTTTCGAGAAAAAGGTGAGGGAGGGTGTCATTGCTCGACATTAGCGCCCTCGCCGAGTCAACGGCCCTCATCATACGCGAGGTCACCGACCCACTGCTTGCCCGCATCGACGCGCTGGAACAGCAGCTTGCCGCGAAGGATGGCGAGATAGAAGCGCGCCTCGCCTCCGTCGCAGAAGCGGAGCGCCGCCTGAATGAGCGCATTGCGGCCATTCGCGACGGCGTGGACGGCAAGGATGGCCGCGACGGGATCGACGGTAAGGACGGGGCCGATGGTGCGCCGGGTCCGGCTGGCAAGGATGGGGCTGACGGCCGCGATGGCGTCGACGGTAAAGATGGTGCGCCGGGTCCCGAAGGGCCGCCCGGTCGTGACGGGGTCGACGGAAAAGACGGCAAGGATGGAATCGGCGTCGACGACATCGACGTGAAGATCATCGACGAAGAAACCTATAGCATTTCTTTCCTGCGCGGCGACACGCTGGAGACGTTCGAACTCCCGATCGTACACGGCAAGGACGGCAAGGACGGAGCCGATGGCGAGGCCGGACCTGAAGGCCCGCCCGGCAAGGACGGCCGCGACGGCGTAGACGGGAAAGACGGCGAGCCCGGACGCGACGGCGTGGACGGCAAGGACGGCGCGCCGGGCAAGCTCGCGGCCGTTCGCGCATGGGAAGATCGTGTCCATTACGAAGGCGATCTCGTGTTCCGCGGCGGCTCCACGTGGCAGGCGCTCCGCGACACAGCGAAGGAGCCGCCTCACGAGGACTGGCAGCCAGTCGCCCTCGCCGGTGCTGCGGGACGCTCTCCGCGTGTGCGTGAGACGTGGAATGCGGACGCCGAATACCTGGCCCTCGACATCGTCGCGCTGAACGGCGGGTCGTTCATCGCTCGCTGTGACGACCCCGGCCCATGCCCCGGCGAAGGCTGGCAGTTGCTGACGAGCGTTGGCAAGCGTGGGGAACGCGGCGAGCGTGGACCGGCTGGCGAGCGCGGCCAGCAGGGCATGGCCGGACCCGCTATCATGTCGGCGAGCATCGACGACAACGGATTGCTGACGATCATCAGCGCCGATGGGTCGCGCGTCGAGTGCGATTTCTATCCGCTGCTTTCGAAGATCGACAGGGCGTAGGGCGCGTCACTCGCGCGGAATACTGGTGGGCAACTGGCCGTCCTTCGGGGCGGCCTTTTCTTTTGAGGAAAGGGTAAGGCATGGCAACGCCCGTAGTTTTTCGAGAGTTCAAGAAGCGTCAGCATAACGGTAGCGCTGGCGATCTCACGGGATCGGGCGCGGTCAAGGTGGCGCTCATCGACGACACGCTGTCTCCCAGTGTTACGAGCCACACCGAGTGGTCGGACCTTTCGGCGAACGAGGTCAGCGGGACCGGATACACGGCCGGAGGTATCGCCGTCGCCAACCCCTCCGTTGCCGACGACAGCAACAACGCTAAGTACACGCACGACGACGTCGAGTGGTCGCAGGACGGCGCGGGCTTTTCGGATGCCCGGTACGCCGTGTGGTATTTCGTATCGACCGGCGATCTGATCGCGTACATGGATCTCGGCGGCGATGTCGGGAACGTGTCCGGGCCGCTGAAACTGGACGTCGGCGCGGGTGGCGTGATCTCGATCCAGTAAGACGATGTCCTACGACTTCGACGGCCACGGCGACGCCAATCTCAACGTCGCGACGCCGATCGCGGCGCTGCCGCTCACGATGGCGTGCTGGTTCAAGGTCGACACGGACGGCGAAGGCCACACGCTCATCTGCCTCGGCAACGCGGCGAACTCGGAAATCTTCCGGCTTGGCGCGTCGATGGATGTCGCCGGGGACCCGGTGGTGTTCCGCGCCTCGACGAGCGGCGGTTCGCAGTCGAATATAAACACCTCCAGCGGCGCTACGCTCGACACATGGCATCATGCTTGCGCGGTGGCGTCGAACAGCACGAACCGCGCCGTGTATCTGGACGGGGCGAACAAGACCACAATAGCGACCGGCACGCGCACGATCAGCGCCGCTACCCTGCTGGCGATCGGGGCACAGTATCAGGCGGGCAGTTTCGGAGCCGACAGTAACGGCAAGGTCGCGCACGTAGCGATCTGGGATGTCGCGCTCAGTGATGGCGAGGTTGCGTCGCTGGCAGCGGGCGACAACCCACTCACGATCCAGCCTGACCACCTGATCGCCTACTGGCCGCTGACCGCCGACCTCGTCGATCTCGTCGACGGGCTCACGCTGACGAACGGCGGCGGCGCCACGCTCAGCGGCGACAATCCTGCCGTCGATCCGCCATCCGGTCCAACGATCGTCACGGTGGAACCCGCAACGCTCGCGCTTGCTGGGCAGGCTGTTGAGGTGGGTGGCCCGACTGTCATCGCCATCGAGCCGATGACGCTTGCGTTCGTGGGACAGGATGTCCCGGCCAGGAATTTCGATCTCCCGACCATCGACAGGCCGGCTGGAGGCGGTGACGTGGATGTCGGCGCCACGGTCATTACGGACGGATACACGGCTGCGCCGACGATCGAACTGTTCGGACACCCCGAGAACAACGAGAATATCAGCGGCACGAGGTGGGAGGGCTTCTACGCCACCATCGACCTGAAACAGACAGGCCGCACGCCGACGTTCAAGCTCGATTACTCGAACTGGCGGCAGTCGACGCCGCCGACGAACAACCGGCTTTACTGGCGGTACGGATCCGACATCGGAGACATGTCGGCTTGGGCGCCGTTTGACAGCCGGTCGGTTTCGGGGTCGGTGCTGACCTTCTCGAAGACGGGGGCCTTCGCCGAATCCGTCATCCAGATCGCCAATATCCCGCCGGTTCCCTACGAGGAGCTGGAAGACTGGCTGGCGACGTGGGATGCGAACATGTTCCGCCCGGCGGCGTGCGCGACGCTCGACGTTTCGTCCTCGGCGCCGAACAAGTACGCGTACTACGATTTTCCCGACCTCGTGAGCCCGAACGGCATTCAGGTCGGATCGTCCTACGCTTTCGCGTTCGGCATCACCAACGCGGCAGCGACGGGGCCGAAGAAGCGCCTGTTCCACACGTGGACGCACGCAGGCGAATGGGGCGGCCTCAGGGCCATGCTGCGTTTCGCCGAGCGGCTGATGAGCGTGGCGGACGCCGACCACGACGTCCTGCGCGACGATTTCGAGCACGTGTTCCTCATCACCAACACGGCGGGCATGGTCGGCGGGATGGCGCGCGGCGCCGCCGAGGCGGGCGATGTCGGTGACGATCCGAACCGCGTATGGGGATCGAACCCCATCGACCGCAGCGACGTGTCGGACCCGATCCTTTCCATCGAGGCGAGCGTCGCGCTGCTCGTGGCCGAGTGGGGCGTGGACGGCGCGAACCGGCTGCAATGTGCCGGTCAGATCGCGTGGCACAGCCACACGTTCAGCAACACGAAGTTCGGCACGTACAAGGACGGCATGAGCGCAGCCGAAAGCGCGTTCATCGGCTACGTCGAGGCACTCTACGGCTCGACGCTGCATAATTACGGCGGCAGTAGCACCGGCAGCAGCACGGCGTTCGGGCGGACGGGTACGACGGGCGGCTTCGGCGTCACCTTCGAATGGTCCTATGCATTCGCGGACTTCCTGAACGAGATCGGGACGAGCGCCGATACGATCGCCCCGGCGCTCGTCGATGCGTATCAGGCGGGGTACTTCGGCACGACGATCCCGGTGGAGCCGGTAACAGTTGCTTCGGTGGGCCAGACCATAGGAGTCGTTACCGCCGCCTCTGTCAGCGTGACCCCGGCTGTTCTGAACTATGCAGCGAATGACATCGAGGTCCGCGAGGGCGCGACCATCGGTGTTTCGCCAGTTACACTCGCTTATTCCGCATCCGCCATCGTGGTTTCGGCGGCCAGAGAGATTCCTGTCGCACCGGTCATACTGGCCGCTTCCGGGCAGGACATTGCCGTTACGACCGGAAACACGATTGGTATTTCTGCCGCGGCTCTCGGCTATGCCGGGCAGTCGATAACGGTTTCCGCGGCGCTTCTCGTTTCGGTCAGCGCGGCGGCGTTGACGTACAGTGGGCAGGACGTCGAGGTCACGATCGGTTCGGCGATCACAGTTTCGGCGGTCTCGCTCGGTTATGCCGGCCAGCCCGTCACGGTTATCGCGCCCAAGGCTGTTCCGATCAATGCGCGGACGCTGGCTTACTTGGGTGGGGTCATCGCAGTGGATATAGGCGGCGGCAACCGCCCTCCGGAATCGCGCCGTCTCATCGTCAGTTCGGGTGCCAGGAGGTTTGCGGCATGAGCTATCGCACGGCTGCGCTCGGCACCAGCCTCGCATGGGAGTTCGATTGGACGGCGGAGACGCCCGAAGCGACGGGGATCGCGTCCTCAACGTGGATCGTCGGCCCGGCGGGGCAGGGCGTTTCGGTGAAGACGCCATCGCGCGACGGGCTTCTGACGCAGGTCACGGTCGAGGTGGCCGAGGATGCGACCGTGGGCGTGTTCCTGATCACGAACGTTGTCGTATTCGACGACGGCTCGTTCGACCGCAAGAGCTTTTCGCTGCGCACTGCGCATGTGGCGGAGGTCGTATGAGCGTAGTGCTTTCGGCTTTCGGTCCTGATCCCGTCACGGTCGGTCAGGTGAGGATGCACACACGCATCGACGACAATGCGGAGGATGCGCTGCTGCTCGATTACATCGCGTCCGCGCGCGAGAAGATCGAACAGTGGACCGGCCTGCTTCTGCGTCCTTGCACTCTGACGCTGACGCTCGATGCGTTCGCGAACCCGATCCTGCTGCCGCGCGCGCCCGTCAGGTCGATCACCTCGATAGCGTACACCGACAGCGACGGCGATGCGCAGACGGTGGCAGGAGCCGACTATGTGCTGCGCGAATACGCAGACCGCTATCAGGTCGAGCTTGTCTCCGGCGCCTCGTGGCCGTCGACTGAGGCTGGAAGTCAGATCGTCATCACGGCGGCGGGCGGGTTTGAGACGCCGAACGATTTGCCGATGGACCTCAAGGCCGTGATCTATCGTATGGTCGCACATCAGTACGAGATGCGCGGGGAGGGTGGCGGGCTTGAGGGCTTCGGTTCGCAGATCATCAATTATCGGCGGAAGTGGGCGTTCTGATGGACGCCGGTAAACTGGATCGCCGGATCGAGTTGAAGCACGTGACGCTCACGCAGGCACCGAACGGCGAGATGGTCAAGAGCAAGACATGGTTCGCTACGGTCTGGGCAAACCTGATGGAGCAGCGGCTATCAGAGGTCTTTGCTTCGGGGGCTGATCAGGCTGCACAGACGCGCGTATTTCGCATCCGCCGCCGCGGCGACGTGCTCCAGACCGATGTCGTTTCGTACAAGGGCGTTGACCACGAGGTGACGGCCATTCGCGAGTTTGAGCGGTCGCATCTCGATCTTATCACCAATCGAACGGGGAATAGCGCGTGATGGCTCGGATAGGCGCAATTCGGATTGGCACGAAAGAGGTGATGCAGAACGTCACGCTTTCAGTGCGCATATCTAAAGCGCTCAAAATTAGAGTGTGGCTTGCTTCTCAAGTTTTCCGGTTCGGCGCGTTCGTTCTCGGCGCAAATTGCGAGATTTCTACGAATATGGGTAACGATGACTGATGGCCGACGTGAAAGGCATTCGCGAGATTCAAGCGCTGTTCGACGGGGCGCCGCTTCGCATCCAGAAGAACGCGGCATCAAGCGGCACTCAGGCGGTCGCGACAGCCGTCGCCAAGAAGGCCACGAACTTCGCGCTCTGGCATGGCGGCGGGCTTGCGCGCTTCGCCGCGAAGAAGGCGATCATCGTCCGCAAAGTCGCAGGCAGGATCACGCGGCAGGTCGGCTGGAAGAGACCGTGGTCGCGTCTCGCACACCTGTTCGAGTTCGGCACTGCCGAGCGCGTCCAGAAGGAAACGGGGCGGCGCACGGGCAGGATGGCACCGAAGCCGCACCTTCGCTCCGCCGTGGCTGACATGACCGTTGCGGAAGCCGAGGCGGCGTTCGTCAAGGGTGCAGCCCGCCGCTTCATGCGGGACATGGCGAAACTGTAATGCTCGGCAATGCGATTTTCGCCCGGTTGGCATCGGTCAGCGGGGTGACGGCACTTGTCGGTGCAAACCCGTCACGGATATGGCCGGGGGCGGGGCCGGAGACGCCGGCGCGGCCGTACCTGCTCTACAACCAGATTTCGTCCGGGGCCGTGGACACGCGCGCGCTACGGGGCCGCGCCCGCATCTTCCGGACCCTGCAACAGATCGACGTTTATGCAGACACGGCAGCTCAGGCCGACGCACTCGCCAAGGCAGTGCGGTACGCGCTCGACGGCATAGACGAAGAAACAACGTGGGGGGGCATGACGATCATGCTCTCCATGTTCGACGACCAGTTCGACAGCGGGTTCGAACCGGCGACCAACCTGCACCGCATCATCCAGCAGTACCGCATCGTCTACAAGGAGGCTTAGGTCATGGCCCTGTCTGCAAACATCAAGACGCGCGTCGCCGGGACGCAGGTCGGCACTCCCGATCTCGGCACGACGTCGTTCTCGTTCAATGAGCTTTTCGAAACCGCGCTGACCAACGGCACGGGTGCCAATCAGGCCAACAACGTGTTCGTCGACAAGTTCACGATCACGGGTGCGGGCACGCAGACCTATGATCTTGCGGGCGGCGTTTCCAGTCCGCTCGGCGGCGTGCTCACGTTCACGGCCATCAAGGCGATCATCCTGAAGAACACCGGCGCGGCCCCGCTCACCTATGGCGGCGGCTCATCGCCGTTCCTCGGCTTCCTCGGCGACGCCAGCGACGAGATCATCATCCCCGCGGGCGGCCTTCTCGTTCTTACCGACCCGACCGCCGCCGGTCAGACCGTGACGGCGAGCACGGGCGACCTCATCACGATCGGCGCCACGGACGGCGCGGGTACGATCATCATCATCGGCGAAGCCTGAGGAGCTTGAAACATGAGCAATGTCAGTGAGGCAATCGAATCCCAAGGCACGCTGCTGGAGATCGGGCAGGGCAATGCCGCGACCGTATTGCCCGGCGCGGACGTGTTCGATGAATGGGGGTCGGTGACGACGATTACCGGTGTCGGCAGCGGAGAAGCCCCGGACATCGACGTGACGGTCCTCCGTTCGACGGCCCGAGAGTTCCTGACCGGCCTTGCGGACGGCGGCACGGTGAACATCGCGTTCTTCCGCGCGTCGGGCAACACGGGCCAGCAGAGCGCCTATGCCGCTTGGCAGGGGCGGCAGCGCCGCAACTTCCGGATCACGTGGTCCGACGGCGTCGTGACCAGCTTTGCGGGTTCGGTGAAGTCCTTCGGCCGCGACGCAGCCGTTGACGGCGCCGTGCAGGGATCGGCCACGATCCGCATCAGCGGCGAGGAGTCCGAAGCGTGAGCCTGAGCCGGGCGGACATCATCCAGAAAGCGAAAATCCCGACCGGTGAGGCCGATTTCCTCGGCGGGACCGTGAAGGTGCGCGGGCTCACGGTCGGCGAGCAGATCGACATCGTGGGAGACAGCACGTCGAAGACTTCGCTCATCAAGAAGTTCATCCCCGTTTGTGCGGCGGGTATGATCGGCGACGACGGGGAATCCATGTTCTCGCCGACGGAGCTTTCCGGCCTCGGCCTGAAGTTCGACGACCTGAGCACCGTCTTCGACAAGATCATCACGCTCACCGGTCTTGCCGCCGGAACCGATGCGGCCCTTGAAAAAAACTGATCGAGCGGCCCGATCGGCAGTTCCTGTTCCTGCTTGCCGGACATCTCGGCAAGTCTCTCGGAGAGGTTCTTGAGCTTCCCGCACTGGAAGTTGCCGAGTGGGCCGCGTTCCACCGAATTTCGCCGATAGGCGCGTACCGATCCGACCTTCAGTCGGGCATCGTCGCGAGCACCGTTGCAAACGTCAATCGGGGCCGAGGTCAGAAGGCGTTCAAGGCCACGGACTTCATGATCAAGCCGCCGGAATCGAAACGCCAGAAGACGGCGAAGAGCCGGGCTGTGCTGGAGCAGGCGATTGCCGCTGGTGCTGCGAAACGTAAAGGATAGTCATTTGCTCGTGTGGTCGATGTCGAAGAAGCCGATTTGCAGCAGCCGGTAGAATAGGCTGTTCAAAATGTATGGGCCGACCATCAAGGCGAGACCTGTCGCGGCAATAGCGGCCTGCTGAACGGCAGAACTCGAAACAATAGACGTGCTGATGACGTAGAGGCCCGCTCCGACCCCAAGAATGGTTAGGATCAGCGTCACTGAGAACAGCGCGCGTAGCAGAAACATATACATGATCGTCTCCCCGGTTGAACGGGCGGTAGACTAATCGGAGTTTACGCATTGGCAACACGAATCGGCTCCGTT